GCGCGGATTAGCATGCCAGGGAAGTCCCGCAGCCCTGCTCGACCTCCTTGGTTGCGGTAAAACACCAAGTCCTTGCAGTGCACCGCGACTATTCGGCCAGGTCGCATAACACGAAACAGTTGTTCGGCAAAGAACTTGTAACCACGGAAAAATTCCTCGTCATCGGCGACATTGCCGAAGTCAGCAACCGAGTCGTTGTAAATGTAAAGACCGCTAAACGGTGGACTAAACACAGAGAAATCAATGCAATTGTCCGGAAGCTGGCCCATGACTGACACGCAGTCGCCATGAGCGAGCGCCCAGTTGTCGCCGCGCGTGCCGCCGAGGGCGTCTACAGAGAGTGCAGCCATTCCGGTAGCTCCATTCGGTATGTGGGATTATAGGCGACCTTTAAGCCACTGTGACCTTCGCGAGACCGCAGCATTGCTGCCGCCATGGCGCGCTTCATCGCAACGTGATCGCCAGCCTTGCGGTCAATCACGCGACCAATTTGATCCTCGCCCTCGGCTACCATCAGGTGGACATGCACAGCGCGCGCTTGGCCGTATCGCCAGCAGCGCCGTACTGCCTGATACCATTGTTCATAGGAAAAGCTGCGCCCTACGAATACCATCCGCGCCGCGTGTTGCCAATTCAATCCCTGAGACGATAGCGACGGCTTAGTGATAATATGACGCACCGCGCCAGACGCGAATTGCTCAAGAATTGACTCCTTGCGCTCTATCGTAAAGCTGCCGCGCAACTCCAAAGCGTCAGGCAGTCGTTGGGCGAGCGCGCCGCTTTCGTAGTCCGTGTCGCACCAGATAACCCAGGTCTCATACGGCTCTTGAGCTATAAGTTCGGCCACACCATCGGCCCGCGACTCCGTTGTCTGCCGCTTAATCGTGTGGATATTGGTCGCACTCAATTCCTGCAAAAACAGCGCCCCAGCGGGAGCGCGAACATCGCCAGCCACGCGATGCCGATGCAGCGTCATTGGCGGCAGATCAAACCCGGAAGCGTCAAACCCAAGGTCTGCCGGCGTCTCGGCGCATCGTGACCATGACGCCATCCAGTCCCAAAACGCTTCCTCGCCGTGTTTTTTCAGGCGGTATCGCCCCATCTCCGTCTGATCGGAAGTAAACCACCGGGCAAGCATTTCATTGCTCGGCATGACGCCAAGGAATTGAGCGTGTTGGCCGAGTTCCATATGATCGTTAGGCGCTGGCGTTGCAGTCGCACAAAGGCGAAAACGATGTGAACCAAAAGCCTCCATAAGAGCGCGCGTAGTGGCGCCAGTAAATGACTTAAGGACGCTGGACTCGTCCAAGCAAACGGCGCCGAAATACTCCGGCTCCAACAAATCAAGGCGGTCGTAATTGCAGATATTGATCCCATTACCGGCGTCTTTTTGCGCCCTTATGACGCGAGCCTCGTATCCCCAGCGTATCGCCTCTTTCTCGATTTGCCGCGCAACCGCCAATGGCGTCAGCAACAACGCGCGTCCGTTACTCGCTTCAGCGCACTGCCTAGACCATTCCAGTTCTATGCTGGTTTTTCCTAGCCCAGTGTCGAGGAATATGCCGCACCGTCCCTGGCGAATGGCAAATTGTGCCACGTTTCCCCGAAAGTTTTGCATGTGCGCCGGCATGGCGCCTGCCTCTAAGCCATATGAATGAGCCCTTGGCACCTTGCTCGCCAAAAACTCTGCATAATCATCGCTCAAGCCGCAGTCCTCCCCATCATCGGCACGCCCCACCCGCGCAACACGCGCTCCACCTCGTCCACCGACCAACACACCGCGACGCGCGCACCTGCAATCTGCAAGGCCACGTGCATCTTGTCCTGCGCGGCAGACGTTTCGTTTCTGCCCGCCTTTAGCTCGATCCAGCCCACGCCTGCGCGCCAGCAGATATGAATATCTGGCACGCCCGCACGCACGCCTTTGGCTTTGTTCCGCGCCCCATGCGGATCGAAGGTCTTCCCCGTCCGAGCGTTGCGCATCATCCTGCGCGCCCCGCTCTCCTGCTGGATCGAGAACCAAACAACCCCATCCCGCGATGGCTCGCCAGCATCAGCGCCGAGCAGCGCCGTCATGTGCTTGCGCACCGCGATGTGCAGCACATCCTCTGGTTTTGGACCACGTTTGCCCGGCGCACGCTTGCGCTTCGCCTTGCACTGGGACGCGGGTGTGATCCCATCAGCGATCAACACTTCGTCAATGCGCGCCTGGGTGAGCGGCGAGTCGCCGGGGTAGCCGCGAGTCATTCGTTGCGCACGCAAGCACTTACACCACAATCTTTGCGGCGTGCGCCTCATATTCCCGCGCTTTGTCTGCCAGGCTCCACTTTATCGGCAAATCCGCACTACCAGTGCTCGCATAAAACGCGCGCCAGCAATCACGCGCCTCGCCGAGAAGTTGCGCGCGGAGGAATTCGCGCTCGCGTCGCTCGGTGTCGCGGCGAGCACGCTCATCGTCGGCCCGAAAAACACACGCATCGGTCAGCCGCGATAGCCGCCCCATGCCCTTTATCGTTGACCCGTATGGCGCTTGCCACATGACGCAGGGAGCGCCAAAATACGTCCATTCGAAACATTTTGGATCGTCGGATGCCGTAATAACGACGCCACGGAATTCCTTGCGCAGAAACGCAGGCTCTTCGTGTGACGGTCTGGCGCGATGTGTCATGCCGATCTCCTTAAACGCTGATGCGCCAACATCCGAGCCGCATCCGCCACGAACCGCGCGGAAGCCTCGCGCACACGCTGCTCAAACTGCCGCTGCTCATGCTGTCCCTCGCACGCATTGCGCGGGTATTTTCCACGCCCCAGACGTTTCGCGATTGCATATACGCTGCGACCATGCACGTGGGCGATATGCTCATCGGACCAGCCATCGGCGGAGAGCTTTGCGATCAGCGCCAACTCCTCATCGGACCAGTGCGCAAACCGGCGCGGTGTGTCCGCCGTGGGTTTCTTCGCAGTCATCCGCGCCCACCGCACCACCCGCACACGCAGTAGCCCAGCGCCGCACAGTAGATCGTCGGCCACACGAGCCACCAGGCGATGCTATTCGGTGTGCGCGGCGGGCGATGGCGGTCGAAGTCCGAACCGTCGAATGGCATCACGCGGCGTCCTGCTCCAAGAAATCCACCGGCTGCACCGCGCCGTTTGTCGCCTCGATAATGCGCCGTAGCATCTTGCCCCGAGGCGTCCGCTCGCCGCTGAGATACCGATACACGGTCTGCGGCGTCACCTGGATGGCATCCGCGAAATCTGCCACGGCCACACCTCGGTCATCGATGTATTGTGAGAGCTTCATTTTCCGATATTCGCCACATCGGTGACATCCGTCAAGAGGCGGTGGCGCAAAAATAGTTCTTTGGCCCCTATTGCGTTATTCACCGATCCGGTTAAAGTAGGAGCATCAACACCGGAGACGCCGATTATGCCGACATTCGCCATCAAAAACCGCTGGACCGGCGCCGTCCAATACACGTGCGAACTGACCGCAGAAGCGGCGGGATGGAGCGCGAGCGTGCAATTGGGGTTTGCCGTAAAATCGGCTATTGCCGGTGGCGCGAACCTGCGTGGCGCGAACCTGGGTGGCGCGAACCTGGGTGACGTCAAACAAGATTTTCTTGCAGAAGTTTTGCGCCTGGCAAACGAACTAGAATTTTTGCGGTCGACTATTGTTGAGGGTCGCATTGACGGCTCGACGTATAGCGGTGATTGCGCTTGCTTGGCTGGGACGCTCGCCAAATCCCGATGTCCTGATCAAAAGTATAGCGGATATTCGATTGACGTTGCACCAGGCGTAATATTCCACGCGGCCAGTGGTAGCCCGCGTGAAGTCTTCTTCAGCGCGATCCGCCCCGGCGACAAGCCCGAGAACAATGGTGCATCAGCCATCGCGCTTGCCTGGACCGACGAAGCAATCGCCATCCGCGATATGATCCGCGCCACAGCGCCGTCTGTTGCGAAAACGGATGGCTAGATAATTCACCTCTACAACGTCCCCCCAGTCCCGCATGACCTGCGCAGCGCCAGCCGCCGCATCCAGGCGTTGAGCGATTTGCAGGATGAATACCCCGATGTGCAAGCGCCCACGTGGATCGCCGAGGAAATCAGGGCGTGCAGTGCTGTAGTTAGGGCGCGCTACGCGATGCTGACCCCAGAGTGCACGGAAATCACCAGACTCAAAGGAATATAAAAATGTCTTGCTACGTTTACGACGCCGAGCTTGAGGCTATGCACGCGGTGCTCAAAGCGGTGGAGAACCTGTCCGACGATGAGCGTCAGCGCGTGTTCGATTGGGTGTGGAACCGCTGCAGATTCTTGGCGGAGAAAAACGCGGACGAGGCGCGCATTGAAAAAGCCTCTGCCGCGCTTGCCGAGGTGGCAGCATGAGCCAAGCCCAAACCCAGGCCGGCGAAGAGGCCGCAGCGCGCCGTCTTCAATGGGAGGCAGCAGAGCGCATGTCGAGGATGCAACGCGATGCCCGACGCTGCGAAATGCGTCAAACCATCGTGTGGATGGCGATTGCCGCCGCGCTGATTTTCTGGTTAATCGGATGAGTCGCGCTCTGATCGCGGCTCGTAATGTGGAGCACGTTGGATGATCGAAACTAGGGACAACACTGCCGAGATCAGTGCTCCGCTGGCGGCCTCCCAAGATGTTGTGGTCGCACAATCCACGGCGCTAAGTCCCGCCGAAAGCATGCTCAACTTCGTGGCCGAGGCGCTGCACAACAAGGACATTGACCACAACAAACTTGATGCCCTTTTGCGGATGCAGCGCGAGATTGTGGCTGACGATGCGAGGGGACAGTTCAACCGCGCTCTTCATGCCGCTCAGTCGGAAATGCCGCGCGTCAAAAAAAACAGCACCATCGAACTTGGTCAGGGAAAAGGCAGCATTCCCTTCGCAAATTGGGAAGACGTCGATGCGGTTGTGCGTCCGATTGCGCAGAAGCACGGATTTTCCTACACGTTCTCTTCGGAGGAGCGCACTAGAGACGGCGGTGGCGTGAACATGCACGGTACATTCCGCCATGTCGCCGGCCACTCT